TATATTCTAATATAATTTCATAACTTTTTACAAAATATGTAAGATCCTTATTTAATATAACATATAAAGGTATATCTTTCTTATTATATTGTACTACAATAAAATTTTCTGGTGAAAATATATTTTCTTCTATTCTTATTATTTGTCCAATTGTATTATTGAAAAATTTCTTTTCTTTTATAGTAATTTGAAAAAATGGATTTATGATTACATAATTTCCAACTCTACTTAATTCTTCTTCAGTTGCAGCCAATTCAAATGTTTTTATATATTTCATACAATAAATATAATTAAGGAATAAGTCCTTTACTTCTAAGCCAATCTTCTGTGATTATCTTAAAATGTAAATTTCTTTTGTCACACCATTCTTTTGTAAATGCCCATTTATGTAAATTTTTCTTAAATGTTATTTGAGCATATTCAAAATTCTCCAACATCTTTAATGTTTGTGTTTTTGGCTCAACAGGTTTTTCTGTTTCATGTTTTGGTTTAATTTCTATAACCAATCTATTATATGTTTCAGGATCATTAGGATTTACCGTCTCCACATAAAAATCTGGAAGATATCTATGTGTTTCTAATATTTGTGTTTTACTATTTACAAATTGATATGGAATTTCTATACCTTCAGTGCTCCATTTTATAACATTTTGATTTATATCACAAAATCTACAAAATGCAAACTCCCAAGAACTTCTATATTCTATTGGATAAGATCCTATATATTTTTCAGGATTTTGAATAACATATTTACCTTTACTGGGTAATCCGTTTTTTAATCTTTTTGTTTTAACTGTTGCTCTATTTAATCCCATTAATAATTTTTATTTCTAAAAGCATTAGGATTTGGGGGATCTTGAATAAGTTTAGTATTATCCGTAACAGCAATATAATTTTTTCCTTTATTTGCCAATGCAACATCATATAATGTTGGAAATCTATTATATCCACCAGATTTAATATCATTAAATTGAATATCTCTTACTAGCATAATAAACTCTTCTTCCCTCTGTGTTGGAGGTGAAGGAACTGGATATGATTCAACATATCCATCATTTCTAACCCAATCTTTTAGTGCCATAATAGTATATATAAAAATTTTATTCTATTAAATATTATGCAATCCTTTACCTTCATTTGAGTGACTTAAACTTATCATTCTTGGTGAGTCTTGGTTATTTTTCTTTTGATAAATCACATTTAAACCACCAGCAATGCCTCTTTTACAAATTTCAGAAAAATATGGAAATGCTGATGAATATTTCTTCTCATTAAATAAGGCCCAATTTTGTAGCATCATCAGTATACCGTTTTGCATACAATCATATTTATCATCTGATGTTTTATATTTTCTTTCAAACTTTTTTATCATCTCTTCACCTATTTTAATAATCATTTTTTCCGCATTTTTAGTTAGTTTACCGCGTCCTTTTGAAATTAGCACCTCATAGTAGAAATCCGTGTCGTTTATGTATCTCGCCATATATTATGTTATTTTTTGAGTCTTTATTCTAAAATGCCTTAAATATATGATATTGCCTTGAAATTTAATATGTTACTATTTTAATTTAGTCTAAATTAAAATAGTGGATTAATTGTTATATAATGTTATGAATTAAAAGTTTATGAAAAATGTAAATTTTTTTAATTTTAAAGTAAAAAAAGGGTCACATTTCCATATGACCCTTTTCTAAATTATTGTAAATTAATTATAAAATCATTCTTTTTGCCTTTACTTTATCATCTTTAATTTGTTTAAGGTTTTCATAAAGCTCGTGTTTTGAAATCAATAAGTCATTAAATGTTTTTTTCAATGCCTCATCTTCATTTACTAATTCTTCATGTTCTTTCAATAATGCTAAGCCTTCGTCAATTTGTTTAATTGCTTCTTTAACTTCCATTTCTTTATCTTCTAAGGTTCTCAAATGTTTAATTTCTTTTGAAAGTTTATTATCTAAAAATTTTGTTAAATCATAATCAAGTTCTCTTTGAACATCATTAATTAAATCATTTGCTGAATTATATTCATAGAAAGCTGTACCTGTTCTTGCGTCATTATTATAAACATACATTTTATCCTTATAATTTACTACATAACATTCTAGATATGGATGTAATACATTTTCAACCTTCAATGCGATATCTAAATCTACAAATTTATCAATATTTTGAGCTGCTGTTGTTGATAAGACATAATAATCTTTCTTCAACCAAGGAATAATTTTAGAATTAAATAAATTTTCCAATGTGGTCTCTTTGTCTAATTTCTCTTCGTTTAAGAAAACATCTTTATCATTCTTTGTTGAAATACTCAATACTAAATTTTCATCTAATCTAAAAGAAATTGAATCTTCTTTAATATCACCAATAGTCATAACTTTTTCTAAAATTCTGAATTCTCTAACTTTATCAATATCCTTAATATGATCTTCTAGCAAGCACTGTTTAACTTCGTCTTGATTAATTAAAAACCAACGATCTTTCATAAATACTAAATTACCATTCTCTGTTTTTTCAACTAATGTAAATACCTTTGAAGCCTTACCTGAATTTACTAAATTTTGTCTTTGAATTGGATTATTCATATATCCACTCATAAACAATTTAACCTCTGGAATCCAATCGTGAATAACTAATTCATTAACAATTGATGACATTTTTGTATCATTATCATTCATATTGATAATATTAAGAATTGAATTCAATGCTGGACGATACATTTGTCCATAATTTTTTCTTTCAATTTTCTTGTATAAATCCTTCAAATTATAATTCAAAGGCTCACTTTTGATCTCCGCCTCTAATCCTTCAACCAATCTTTTAACTTTACTATCCCAAGCAAATGGAGTTAAAGTTTCTTTAACAGAGCTAACCAATTCTTTTTCTGAATATTTATCATAATTGCTGATAAATCTCTCAACAATGATATTTAATTCATAATCTTCAATAGGTAAATCTTTTTTAAAATTAAACAAATCATACTTTAAATTTTTCATATTTTTCATTATTTTTTATTTTTGTAACTGTATCTTACAGTTTTTTTTATTTTTTTGTTCTTTTATGAGTTTATATATAAACAAAAAAATCTCATTTTTTGTCAAAATGAGATTTTTTTATCGAAATAGAAAAATATGACTTTATTTTATTTATATATACTTATACAAGAAAAAACAATAGTATAAGTGAAAGTAATTAAATATACATATAAATTTAGATTAAAACCAACAAATGACCAGAAAATTCTTTTAAATAAGCATTTTGGTTCTGTTAGATGGACTTATAATTATTTTTTAAACCAACGAAAAGAAGAATACCTTAATAATAAAAAATCAATAACCTACAATAAACAATCAGAATATCTAACACAATTAAAGAAAAATGAAGAAACCGAATGGCTAAAAGAAATAAACAGTCAAACATTACAATACTCTCTTAAATGTTTAGATACTGCTTATTCAGGGTTTTTTGCTGGAAGATCAAAACTTCCAAAATTTAAATCAAGGAAAAATAGAAATTCATTTACTGTACCGCAATTCGTGTCTGTAAATAAAAATAAATTATTTATACCAAAATTTAGAGAAATGGGTATAGAAATAATAATGAATAGAAAAATTAAAGGAACAATTAAACATTGTTCTATATCAAAAACTTCTACTGGAAAATATTTTGTATCAATTTTAACAGAGCAAGAACATCAACCAACAACAAAATCAAATCAATCAGCAGGAATAGATTTAGGAATAAAAGACTTTTTAGTATTATCTAATGGAACGAAAATCAAGAACCATAGATTTTTAAAACACTACGAAAGGACGTTAGCACTAAATCAAAAACATCTATCAAAGAAGACTAAAGGATCAAATCGTTATGAAAAACAAAGATTAAAAGTTGCTAAAATTCATGAAAAAATAACAAACTCAAGAATGGATTTAATTCATAAAACAACTAATAATCTAATTCGTAATTTTGATGTTATTTATCTGGAAGATTTAAATATTAAAGGAATGAGCAAAAGATGTAAGTCAAAACAAGATAAAAATGGTAAATATTTACCCAATAATCAATCAGCAAAATCAGGATTGAATAAATCCATTTTAGATGTTAGTTGGGGTAAATTTATTGAGGTTCTAGAATATAAAGCCTCTTGGAATGATAAGCAAGTCATTCATATAAATAGATTTTTTCCATCTTCTAAGGCTTGTTCTAAGTGTGGTTGTATTAATAATAATCTAGCACTTAAAGATAGAACTTGGATTTGTCCTAAATGTGGTTCAGTTCATGATAGAGATGTGAATGCAGCAATAAATATCCTTAACGAAGGATATCGTAAAAATATATCAGATGGAACGTCTGATTACGAGCGTGGAGCAAAAATAAGACCAATTTCGGTTGGCACAAGCAATGAAACGTTTAAAGAGAAGGAACTTGTTTCCTGAAACTGAAATATTAAAATATTTTAGTAGTTCATAGGAAATGCATAAAAACCAATTGGTGCCGGAGGCGCATGAAATGAATCTTCACCAAATCCTTTTTGTTTAGTCAAATGCATTCTACCATATCTAACAAAAGTGTTGTCAATATCTACTTTTTTAATCTTAATTCTATTTCTTCCACCAAAAATCTCATCTTTATTATCAAGAAAATATTTTTCAAATGACTTTAAATTTTTCATAAATTATATTTATTTGATTGTAATTTTAATTTTAGTTCAGTTGGAGTCTTAGCAAAAGCCGCAATATTACTTAAATCAGTAGATTTTACACCATCAGAAGGAAATTGATGTTTTATATTTTTTGGTATATTATAATATTGTATTTGCACACCAATAATTTTATGCTCAAAATCAAAAATAAGACTTATAACTTTACCTATATGAGTTGATAAAAATATAATCATATCTTCATATTCAAGTCCCCAACCACTAATATAATTTAATTGTATATAATCTCCAATTTCTGGTATATCGCTCATTGAATATTTTTCAAATGTTTTTAAATTTTTCATAAATTATATTTATTTGCTGTTACTTTCATTATTACTTCTTCTGGGGTTTTACCAAACCCAATTACTGTATTTGCTTTTCCTATCCATATTAGCCAAGAATTATTTTCGGTATCAAAATATCTTATACGAATACTATCATCTGGTTTATTTATATATTTAACTAATATAGTATGTTCTTCGTCTTTAATAACTTGCCCAACGTTATTATTAATAAATTGTGAAAGTTTAATTTCTTCATCTGTTTTTGATCTGTTTGGTAAATTTAAATTAATTATAACATAATCATCTACTTGTACTGAGTTATTATATTTTTTAAATGTCTTTAAATTTTTCATAAATTATATTTATTTATTGCATTTTTTAATAAAAATTCTTTTTTCTCTTGTGGCGTTGCCATTCTAATATTATCGTGTAATATATCTATATGATAAGAATTATTATATTCAATAAAATTATTTTCAAGTTTATCTGGAATAGTATTATATTTAAGAGTATAGTAAGCATATTTAACATCTTCAATTTCGCCAACCGTATTATTTAAAAAACCTTTTAAATCATTTAAATTAAAATTTGCTCCTGTTATAAATCCAACAACTAAATCACCAACATCTGGTTTTTTAATTAATAATCTATTATCTCTTTTAGAAAATCTTTCAAATGTTTTTATCTTTTTCATAAATTATATTTATTTATAGATATCTCCGTATCTGATGTAAACACTTCTTCATTCCAGGACCCTAGATTTTGTTTTGTATTAGGGTCTAAAATATTTAGATAATTGGCTTGAGAATCTTTATATATTTTATTTATAATATATGGTTTTTTGTATTGTGGAATTGGTATATTATCTGTTTTTCTTAAATCTTTTCTAATGCAAATTACAATATCACCTTTTTTATATTTTGATTTTGATTCAAATAACTTTATATATTTCATAAATTTCACTCCATATTATTTATTTCATTCTGTCTCTTATCTTCTCCCTCTGTCATTATCTTTTCTTTATTAGATTGATCACCAAAATTATGATACCAGTAAACTCTTTTTAATACTCCAGCAGAACTTGGCAGAACTCCATCTGGTTTAGGCACACCAAGATAACTCCAATCAATAGTATTATCATTATCACAAATCTCAAAATCATCACTCATAACATCAAAAACTGGATAATAAGTATTAACTTCTAATGAAAATTTCATTGTTATTATATTATCAGAAGTCATGTTTATTTCTCTTGGAATTTCTACACCACTATCAGATGGCAATTTAAATTGTGCATCAATTTTTATTCCAAAATAACTAATATAAAAAAATCTATAATTAAATAGAACATCCAAAATTTTAGTATAACAAATATCTGCTTCCCATTCATTATCTAATCTAATTTGAATATCATATGCTAATGTAACTGGAACCGCCTTTGTCCTACTTACTATAACTTTAAATTCATCATTTATTTTAGTTTCTTTTGCTAAATATGTATTTGGGTTAGCAAATTCATCATCTTTTTGAGAACCACCTTTAAATGTGACTACACCTCTTTGCTTTTGATCAGTATTCAATTCCACTCTGTTACCAACAATATCATCAACAAATGCGTCTAACATAAATCTTTCTTGTCCAGCATATGAAGTGTAAAAAGGAAGTAAAACTCTTATTTTTTTACCATCACTCCAACGATTTATCCATCTCACTTTAGTTCCTAAAACTTTACATAATGCTATTGTCGTCATTCTAACAAAATTATCATCATAATTGTATTCTTCATTTATGTGCATTTTAAACTTTTTTATTTTATTTATATATAAAAAATGGCATCAACAAAAATATGAAGTATCAGAGGAAATTTGTCATAAAAATTATTAATGCGCCATGGACGCCATGGATCAATAAAAATAAAAATCTTTATATTAAAGATTTTATTAAAAACTCAATAGGATTTCATTACACAACAACTCATATTTTAGAAAATGCAAAATTTTGGCGGTATAAAAAAACTTGTGAGAATAGTATAAACTTATTTTTAAAAAATATGGATATCACAAAAATTAAAAATATAGACAATCTTGTTTTTGAAATAATAGAAATAACTGATAATCAAACACTAAGAAATATAAAACTTAATATAATTAATAGATTAAATAAAGATGAAAATTAAAATAGGTGATAAAGTTAAAATAAATAAAAAAAAGGTTAATTTGGATTCATATAACAATACATCATCTTGGTATTCAGATGAAATTTATACTATAAAAGATTTTGATAAAAAATGCAATATTGCAACATTGGATAGAAATCTACATCATAGAAATGATTGTAGAATCCATATACTATATTTAAAATCGCTAAAGAAAGAAAGAAAGAAAAAACTTTTAAAATTAAATTCACTATAATATTCGGATAGAACCAAAATTAATCAATTCATAGTTATTAATTTTAAAAGAACACCATCTCCGGATGGTGTTTTTGTTTTTAAAATATTTATATATAATAATTATGAAATATATTAGAAAATTTGAAAATATAGAATTTCCAACAGATGGAGATTATATTTTTTTTATAAATAAGAACAACGGCAATGGTTCATTACTTCGTTTTTTAGAAAATAATATTGGAATAATAAAATATACATATCCAAGTTATTATGAAATTAAATATAAAAATATACCTTCAAATATTGAAGCATATTTTTATAATGAGAAAATATCTTTATCAAAAGAAACAGTAAGATTTGCTACACCTGATGAAATAGAGCATTATGAAATATTAAATAAATACAATATATAACATGAAGCATCTTCAAGGATTTTACGATAAAACAAATGAATCTATTTTTGATATATTTAAAAAATATAAAGATGGTGACTATGTTATAATAAAAGAAGATGGCTTTTTTTATTCAAAAACACCAGAAAAAACTGTCAAATTATCAAACACTACAATAAGAATAACTTCATCAACAATAACAAAAGATATTGAATTTAGTGATCTTAAATATGGAGAATTCAAAGAAAAACAATTTATTACAACAGATAGTAATAATGAGCGAAATTTAATATCAATAGAAAACATAAAAAGAAAAGCAACACAAAAAGAGATAGAACAATACGAATTAGAAATACAATATATAAATAAATACAATATATAAAAATAATCAATAAACATGAAACATCTTCAAGGATTTTACGATCAAACAAATGAGCTAAATGAAGCTAAAATTACCACAAAAGAAATTAAATCAAATTTCACAAACGATACTTTAATTCAAGTGGTAGATGCAGATGATAAAAATATTGGACAAGCCAAAATTAAAAAAGGATTAAAAACTTCTTACAACGTATCGTATAAATTAAAAAATTATAAAGTTAATAAAGATGATTTATCATTAAATACTCACGGACAAATTCAAACTGAATTAAAAAATTTAAAATGAAAAATATGAAAAACCTACACAAATTTGAAAATTATGATAATGTAGATATATCTTGGAATACTGAAGGAATTAAAGGACTAATTAAATATTACGAAGATAGTATTGAAGAATTAAAAGAAGAACAAGAGTCAAGTCATTTTCCAGAAAGTGAGGAAGAACAGATAAATAGAAATGAAGAATGTCAAACTTTATTAAAAGGTATGATTGATAAAAATTCTTGGTATTACAAAAAATTTAATAAAATTTAATAGAAGAAAAGGCGTTTCTAATTTAAACCTTTATCGTTTTTTATCATATATTATTCTAAATTAAATAAAATATTATTCTAAATTAAATAAAATATATGAATCTTAAAAATGATATGTTCTGGTACAAATACCAACCTAAAAGCCTAAACACAATAATATTATTACCAAGAATTAAAGAATTGATTAAAGATGGTTTATCCGCCAATATGATTTTCTACAGTGATACTCCAGGCACAGGAAAAACCACATTGGCAAGAATACTTTGTAAAGATACGGACAACATAGAATTCAACGCATCAGAAGAAACTGGGGTTGATATTCTAAGAGATCAATTAAAGACACATTGTAAAACTCTAAATCCATTTTTTGGTAAAGAATCACAAAAAACTATATTTCTTGATGAATTTGATGGTGTGTCTGCCGAATACCAAAAAGCAATGAAAGGGTTTTCAGACCGTTATCAACACGTTAGATTTATTTTAACTACCAACTATATTCAAAAAATTGATGACAAAATACTTTCAAGATTTATAAAAGTTGATTTTGATCCTAAAACCAAAGAAGAAACTGATTACCTTCAGACAATGTATTTTAAATATTTAAAAGCAATTGCAACAAAAAATAAAATTGCGATTACAGACGAAGAAATTAGAAAAATGATAATGCTTAGTTTTCCTGATTTAAGACAGGCCACTCAAAGATTGCAAGAAGTTTTTATGACAAATAATACAGATCAATTTAAAAATTTAAGTGCATCTGGTTATGATGATATTTTTCAATTTGTAATGGATGGTAAAAATAATATTGAAGAAAATTATTCTTTCGTTGCTAATAATTTTATTGATAATCCATTAGAATTAATGAAAGCCTTAGGTAGACCATTATTTAGTAGAATACAAAATATTGATAATGAAAATCTTATAAAACAGGGTGCAACACTAATTAAATTACAAAAATCTTATAATGCTGAATATACTTCAACAATAGATCCAGTTTTACATCTAATTTCATATCTAACTGACATAAAAGAAATATTGAAAAAATGAAATATGAAAATTTAACGTATGAAACATTTTGTGGCAGAAACTCAGAAAATTGGAAAAAATAAAAAATATTAATGATTGATAAGGATAAATTTTATGATAGATGGTCAAAATTAGGACTACTTGACGGACTTGATAATGTACAAAAAAATTGGATGGACCAAGTACTTGTTAATGATAGAGAATTTGGTGAAGGAATTCAGCCGTTAGATAATAAAGGAATTAAAGATAAACCAGATTTTTCTGGAATAATATTTCCAATAGTTAGAAGAGTGTCAGCTCAAACACTTGCTTGCGGTGGTTGGAAACAATCAAATAGACAAAAACTAAAACAAGATAGATTAAATAAACTTCGTAAACTTCAAGGTGATGAGCCGAATATCGTATTACCAGATGATGAATATACTGACGGATTAGTTTCAGTACAACCATTATCATCACCATCACCACAACTTTTTTATATGGATTACAATTACACTACAAATTCAAATTATGGACCATATAATAGTAAATCAGAAGCATTATCTAATATAATTATGACACGTAGATATGAAAATCTAACTGTTATAATAGAAAATACTGAATATTGGTTTAAAGGCGGATTAGAAGATAAAAATTTAGTTATAAAAAATAATCAAAAATTAAGAAAAGAAAAATTAATGGAATTAAATAAAATTAATATATAAAAATAAAAATAAAACAATGGATGATATTAAAATTTTTAAAGAAAAAGCTATAAATGATTATATTTTTAATAATATAAATTTATCACACGCAGGTACAAATGATATTAAGCATGGATTAAAAAATATATTAGGCGAAGAACCAGCAGTTAAATTTAACTACAAAGAAAGTATGAAAATAAATGAAACCACTGGTAAAGTTGAAAGATTACCAAATGAATTAGATTCAATAGAAGTCTATTACACTTATATTGGTACTGACAACGCTCCTCATGCAGCACATATGAAATATATTGTAAATTAAAGTGTATTATAATACACTTTATTTTATAAAAAGAGCAATAAAAACGCTATTTAGTGTTTTATATTGCTCTTTTTATTGCTTTTTTATAAAATTAATCTTTTTTAAATACTATGATTATTTCAAAATAAAAAATTTATTATTGATAAAAAATCATTATATTTTTTATCAATAATAAATAAAAAATTATAGCCTTGTTCTAACACTACTTTCTGCTTAACTAAATTTAATTCTTCATGTAATTCATAGATATACCAAGATTTAACTTCAACTATTAAATTAAAATCATTCAGATAATAATCTGAAAAATAAATTTTATCTTTATTTTTGTGCCTAAATTTTATAGTTTTGCCTCTAACAACATTTATATTCATTTTTTCGCACAAATCAAGAAAATCTTTTTCATAAGAACCTTGATATTTAATTCCATTTTCATGTATTTTCATTTTTGGAAATTGTTTCTTGTGTATTTCATAATTTTGAGAAGGGTAATCTACTCCATATTTTTCATTACAAGTCTTTCTTGATTTTATTTGACAATTATCAGTTGCTAAATAAGATTCCTTACCATACTTTTCAATACAAGTTTTTTAATTTTATCTTGGCATTCTTCAGTTTGTGTATAACTTGTTACGTTATATTTATTTTTATTATTTAAATTTCTAGTTTCTAAAACTATTTTAGATTGTGTTGGCCACTCAACACCATTATTTTTAAAACAAGTTGCTTTAGATTTTTCTCTATTTGTAAAATACTCATCTCCATATTTTTCTTTTTTAGTTTTTTTAAACTGCTCTTTTAATTGTTCAGATTGAAACACAACTTCAACTCCCCAATTTTTTAAATTAGTCTCTTTTTTCTTTTCTTTTATTTGTTCTGACTGTGAAACATTTTCAACTCCATATTTTTCTAAATTAGTTTCAATAGATTTTTTTCTATTTGTAAAATTCTCATTACCATATTTTTCTAAACTAGTTTTCTTTCTTTTAATATATTTACATTTTTCACAAGAATAAAATCCTCCCCTTTTAACATTATTTATATATGACTCAAATGATATTTCTTTTTTAAAATTACACACATCACATTGAACAACTATCCTTAATTTAGAACCATGAATTAAATCATTCGGATTAATATTTACAATATCTTTCAATTTAACATCGTAGCCTAATGATACATAATGATCAATATTCATTTTATTTATTTTAACTTCAATTTTTTCTGTAACTATCATTTTATTTTAATTTATTTTTATAATTCACATCTATTAGTGAATATAGTATATATAAATATTTATAAGTCATAAACATCATTTTTTAAACATATTTGATAAATAATAATATATAATAAAAAAATAATATAAACAAATGATTAGTATGAACTTAATATTGGATGCAAATTATTGTCTCTACAGATCCGTATTCATTTTACATAAATTAAAAACACTTTATGGTGATTTAGAAACACTATTATTAAACGATTATAATAAAATAACAAACGATTATCCATTTAATGTAATATATGTCATATCTGATAGTAAACGGAATTGGAGAAAAAATATATATCCAGAATATAAAGGCAAAAGAAAAAAAGATTTAGATATAGATTGGGAATTTGTATTTGATACATTTGATAAATTCAAAGAAAATATTAAACACAGACATAATTGTTTACAATATCAAATAGATCCTTTTGAGGGTGATGATATTATTGCACATATTGTAAAAGAAACAAATAAAGATGGTGGATCAAATTTGATTTTATCTAATGATGGTGATATTCATCAATTATTAAAATTTAGTGTTGCTGATAATTATATAAATTTAATGTATAACCATAAATTTCAAAATGAAGTTGTTTTTGTTCCAGAAAATTATAGTATTTTTTTAAAGCATATTGAAGACACTACAGAAGGTGATATATTTGATATGTCCGATGATAATATTGATTTTATGAATTATTTTGATAAATTAACAAGTAGAGCAAAAATCAAAGAGATTAATAAAGAAGAATCATATTTCAAAAAACTAGTTGCTGGTGATACAGGTGACAATGTTTTAAGTGTTGTCAAATTTACAGAAAAAACAAAAGGAATTGGTACAACTGGTTCTGGAACAGTCTACAAAATGTTCAAAGATAGATATCCAAATGAAATTGATTTTGATTCTGATGAATTTATAATTCAACTAAGTGATATTTTATATATTTATAAAAAAAACAATAGGGAGATAGATTTTAAAGAAAAAGTTATTGAAAATATTAAATTCTCCAGAACTTTAACAAGATTAGATGGAAAATATTTACCAACTGGATTTCAGAAAATTCTATATGATAATATAAAAATTTAACATGCAATAAACACCGTTTTTCGGTGTTTATTGCAATAAAAAATCCTTCTTGTGAAGGATTTTTTTATTTTAAATTTAATATATACTTATTATTATGAAATATATTAAAGCATTTGAAGAATTAAAAGATATTGGCAATTACGTTATATGTGAAGAAAAAGATTCTAGTGTTGATAATTTTG